TCCGGCCGCACCAGCCACCAGAGGCTCAGTGTCTTCCATGCCGATTGCGAGACCCTGGCCGATGTATCCGCCGTACTCTTCCATGACCTTCGACGGGGATGCAATCATAAGGGAACTGGCAATGATGCTGCTGACAGAATTGGCCAGCTGCATGGCTGCCGTGATCGCCTCGCTTGCCCGTGCGTTAATGCCGTTAGCCAGTCCAACGGAAATATTTTCACCTGCAGACTGACTGAAGTCCGGCAGCGTTTCAATACTGTGCGGCAGTTCGTCCAGCTTCGTCATGAGCAGATCCAGCTGCGCAATGGATTCGTCAGAATCCGCAAAAGCATCAAAAAGGTCTTGATATGCGGCGGCTTCCTGATCCGGTGTCGCACCGTTTCGGACGATGTCCCAGTATTTCTGGGCGGCTTCTGCCTGTGCCTCGGTGAGCCGGATCACTTCTTCAGCCTGTGCCACATCGACTTCTGCAGCGGCCTTGGCCGGAGATGCGGGAACATCATCATACATGCCGCTGGTGTACATTTTCGCGGCAGTATCCGCGTCCACACCCCATTCATGCATGTTGGATGCGATGGCCGCTTCTGCCTGTGCCATGGTCTGTCCGAGTTCCTTTGCCTTCTCAGCAACTTCCTCGTCTGCACTTGCAGCCTGTTCTGCGGCGGCCTGTCGTTCGTCTGCCGCTTTGACCTGATCGAACAGCGGACCGAAATAAGTGGCCAGTCCTGCACCGATTCCACCGAGCGTTTTTGCCACGGTGGATCCGAAGATGGAACCGGCAACAGATCCGCCTGTCGCCGCACCTGCAGCACCTGCACCGGTAGCAGCACCGCCGACGGTCTTCACCGCGCTGATCAGTCTCAGACTGGAGTAGAGTTTTGCCGCATTGGTGGCTGCCTCAAGCAGTTTGAGTCCTGCAATGCCGCCGGCAATCGCACCCAGAGTCTGCACGACTTTGTCCTTATCTTTCAGCAGGTCCGCAAACGACTGCACGAACGATGCCACATTCTTTGCGGCATCCTGGATCACCTGTCCGAAGTCCTGCTCAGTGAATTCCTTAATGACTCCATCGACAGCCTCAGAGAGTGCCGTCATGGCCTGCTGGCCTTCGTCGCTCTGAAGGAATTCATGCATGGATTGTGCCGCACTGCTGATCGCATCGGCTACCAGCTGAATCGTCGGAGCGAGTTCTGCCAGAACTTCCAGCTTCAGCGACTCCAGCTGGGAATTCATGTCCTCGATGGAATCATTGGCCGTTCCGAGATTCTTTACTTTGTCCTCAGAAATGACCGGTGCAGCATTAGCGTACTTATCCCACTCTTCACGGCCTGCCGCGATCAGTGGAGCGAGTTCTGCATAGGATTTGCCCAGAACCCGCTGAGCAAGGATATCGCGCTTTGTGGCGTTTTCCTCTGCACCGAGGGCATCGATGACATCCCAGAAAACATCGTTATCATCCCGGAGACCGCCGGACAGATCCTGAGTCGCCACATGCAGCTCATTGAAAGCCAAGGCAACCTCTTTGGAGGAGCTGCCCATGTTCTGGTTCAGCTTTTCCCTGGCTTTGATGATCGTTTCAACGTTCGTGTCAACGAACCGGGATGCATACTGCCACTGCTGCAGAGTCGTCGTGTCGATACCATACACAGTCGCATCCGTCAGCAGGTCATCCGCCCAGACGGTTGCATCCACGCCGGCATCCCAGAGAGCCTGTGCAAGCTGTGCCGCCTTCCTGATCACCTTGTCGATCGTGTCATTGATCGATTTAATGCCGCTTGCCAGTCCGGACCAGCCTAGCTCAGACCCGATCGTCGACAGCGATCCATACAGACTGGAGGCCATGCCGTCCACATTGCTCAGTTCTGCTTTTGCCGTGTTGGCATCGGTGGCGATTCCCTGCATGGACTGGCCCAGTTCTTCGTACTTCCTGCCGGCTGAGTCCAGACCCTTCTCATTGTTTGCCAGTGCGCCATTAATCTCCAGCACGGACTGCTGAGCCTCTGCCAGCTTTTTGCGCCACTCCATGACCTTGCTGGAGTTCTGCTCATAACCGGCCTTGGCCAGCTCTTTCAGCATGCTCTGAGCCGTGCTGACCGCTTTTTCCTGCTCTTTGAGCTGCTCATTGAGGATCTTTCCACGATCGCTCATGAGTTTCTGAGCATCACCGGAGGCCTTGAATTCGGCTTGTGCCAGTTTGAGTTCTGAGTCCAGGGCTTTTGTGTTCTTCGCTGCATCGCGCATTGCTTTGGAAAACGAAGACTCGCCCTCAACTTTCATCTTAACGCCGATCGTATCTGCCACTTATCTCACCTCCAGCTCATCGTCTTTATAAAATCGTCCTCAATGTCTTTTTCGGATGTCGGTACCCGATTGTATCCGCATTCCATAATCTGCCATGTGGCAAGCATATCAAACAGCATTGATGACGGCATTGCCATGGCCGTCTCCATGTCCAGTCCGATATGCATGGCCATGTATAGTGTCATCTCGCAGGTTTGCTGGCCTACGCCCCTGCTTTTGCTTTTTTTGCCGGTTTTGCGACCACCTGACGGTCACCTTGCATGATCTCTTTGATGTCCGCGAACACTGCAAGGAGATCATACTGGTCAACCAGTGCGGAAAACTCGTCATAGGTCGGAGGATTCTGCACATCGTGTCCGGTCAGCGTTGCCCATTTGGCACCGTACACCATACAGCTGTGTACCAGAGCCATCCGCTTGTCAAAATGCTTCATGGCCTCGGCAAACTGTGCTTCGTCCTCGCAGTCAACGCCGTAGGTGTCGCGCATCATCAGCTTTACGCCTTCCGAATATGCGATCCAATAAGTACCGCCGGCAATCTCAATCTGTTTGGTTCTCATGGTTGTCTCCCTTCTTCAAAAAGTTCCCCCTCAGAGTCACCCGAGGGGGAATCGATTGTTATTAGGTGCCCAGAGCAGTCTGCAGAGCAGTCAGAGCGGCAGCTTCGGTCTCGAAGTCCTGCCACATAGACCACTTAGCCGGGACGCAATCGTCACGAAGAATGGTGGCCTCAAGGGACGGAGTCTGGAAAGATACCGTCTCGCCCTGGGTCTCAATGGAGTAATCAGGCACCTTGAACTGGCACTTATAGAGCAGGATCATCCGCCACTTGATGACGCTGTTGTGCACCTTTTTCACAATAAAGCCGAGGCCCACATAAGGAGCCATGGAATCAGCGTCAAAGATCACGCCAGTCTCACCGGTTGGCGTGCGGAGTCCGAGAATATCTTTCGCCACGTCGAGCGCGAGTTCATCGATCTCCATGGTGGCAGTGCCGCCGCCGAAGAGAGTCAGGGCCTCTGCAGGACCGTTATCGGCATTCAGGATCTCCGGATCCTTTCCTTCGGTGGTGATGTCGACACTCACGGCTTTGCCCAGCTTTTTGAGGCCGGTGTAGGTGGTGGTGCCGTTACTATTTGCATACACAGCATAATACGGCTGAGATACACCAATATTTGCCATATCATTTCACCTCATTTAGTAATCTTGTTGATTTCCTCGTCCATCTTTGCCTGAATCGCCGCAACGATGCGAGCATGTGCAGCTCTCGCGGCAGGACGAACAAAAGGATGTTTTTTGCGTCGGCTGGATCCGGACTCGAGCGATCGGGCGAGCATCGGGAGCGGCACCCCGTTGGGCCACTGTTTCTCCGTGCGGCGCGTATATCCGCTCATGGAGACTTTCGTGTTGACCGCGTCCCCTTTGACCTCGAACCGTGCCACACCGAGACCGGCGATCATGTCTTCCTTGTCATCCGGGAGAAGGCCCTCATACGGTTTCGCGCTTGTGCTGTCCGGGAGTGCCCTGATTGCATCCTCGAGTGCGCTGAGCATCTCAGACACACCGTCATAGAGTGCGACTTTGGCTATCCTCTCGCCGCTCTCGCCGAGCTGGATCAGCTTATCGGCGATAGTTTCTGCGCCTTTGTAAGTCATGCTTGCCATGAGATCACCTCAGCACATTGAAAACCCATTCATAGTGCGTGTATCCAGTGTCTTCCTCGTAGTGCGGCCCGTACTCCAGCCGCCACGGACAACCGATCGAATCCATGGCCGCCTCGATCAGATCGGCCTTGTCATCTCCACGGGAGGAGCGGCAGAAGAGATCTACGGTGCCCTCCGGTATTTTTTCGGAGTGCTTGCCGTCAGACATCATGTCGCGCCGTCCGTCAAGGGCGTAAACGCCGTAGTCTTCCCGGAGCGCGTCTGCTTCCTCCCAGCCGCCTTCTGCAAAGGGAATGCCGGTGGATTCCAGGGCGGCAATCAGTTCGTCATACGTCACGATTTACCACCCTCTCAATCGTCAATTCGATCTTGTTATCCTGCCGGATATACGGCCGAATGATTCTGTACCGCTGGCCCTCAAAGATACATTCCCGTTCGTCCTGATACTCGGCATAATTACCCAGGATCAGAACACAGTACGGTGTGTATCCCTGGCTGAGTGCGGCATAGAATTCCTGCCGGTACACGCTCTGGACGGTGCAGGCGACCTCACGCTGGACAGGATCCGGAGCGTCATACACTCCGCGCGCCCTGGGAGATTCCTGCAGCAGAGTCACAGTGGACGCTCTGATCATGCGTCATTCCCCCAGTTCGTGTATCCCGTCGCCTGCCTGAGCGAGCCTTTCTGGCTTTCGTAGGCCGCCATCATGACAGCGTACTGGGAAGGATCCCTTGTCAGATAGAACTGAGCGCAGGCATAAGTTGCGACCGCACGCTGGATGAGAGGATCCGTTGTGTCAGTGGTGGCATTCGTCACACCTGCCGTCACAGTCAGATCCAGCAGGCCGGCATTGATGTAGCCGGTCAGCTCGGTGTCATATTTCGTTGTGGTGGTCAGCTGCAGCGCATTTTTCACCGCTTCCAACATCAGGATCACCCTTTTTTCGTTCTCTTAGTTTTTGCAGGCTTGATCTCAGCGGTCTCCGCTTCGGGCACTGCGGTCGCTGTTTCAACAGGCACTGCACTAAAAACAGATGTCAGGAAACTGGCCTCAGCCGGGGAGACCTCAACGATCTCCCCAGCGTAGTGCTTTATCCTGGCATCTCTAAGCAGCCGAACCTTCATCAGGCAGGCTTCTTAAGGTTGACGAAATGCCCGAGCTTCGTCACACCATGAGCGGCGAACTGACGGCCAAGAATCTCAACGATATCTTCCTTCTTACGGGTCATATCATCATACTTCAATTCCATGGAGTCGCCGTTCGGATAGTTCACGCGAGCACCCTTCAGATCGCCAACGATGGCATAGACCTGACCAGAGGTCGCGGCGGTGTATGCAGGAAGATGGCTGGTATAAACCTTTTCATAACCGGCGAACGGATCCACAGCGAAGCTGCCGGCAGCATAAGCGGCCAGGAATTCGACTTCGGTCTGACGGTTCATAATGACGACAGGAGTGACAGCTTCCTCAGACAGCTGAGCAGCTGCAGTGGGGATGGTCACAACACCGGGAGCCATGGTCACAGCAGGAACGCCGATAGCGGACGCGCTGTTTGCAGCAGGAGCGGTGGTGATGTCATCCACAACCAGGTCGGCCAGCTTCTTGGTCACGCGGTAGGTAATTTCATCGTAGATATAATCCAGGAATTCCTGACCCTTCATATCCTCGACTTCGTCGGAGAAGGATACCCACTTCTTGATGGACTCAGGGATCAGAGCGACCATACCGAAGGTCAGCTCTTCTTCAGCGACAGCACCGGAGCCTTCAGCGTGCACAACAGCAGGGCCTGCAGTCAGTTCAAACGGGATCTGCAGGTTGCCGCGGATATAGGTCTTGGTCACACGGGAGA